GCGACCTATGCAATTTGGGACGGTACACATTGGGATATTGATACGGGCGATCCGCGTTCACTTGCCAGTGCGCAGCAGCTTGGCGGGCGTATCGCCATGGAAACCGATTTCCTGCAATACACCCCCGCCGAGGATGAGGTGGTCAAGGCTGGCAAGGATGCCTTGAAAAAACCGGAGGATGAACGTTCAAGGCCGGAAAAGAAACTGGCTGACGCCGCGCTGAATGCGAAAGCAAACCTTGCGAAGCGCAAAAAGCGACGTATGGATCACGCGGTCACATCAAAGAACCGCGCGCGGCTGGAAGCCATGCTGACGTGTCTGGCACCGCATGTGATGCGCTCGCCAGACGATTTCAACGCGGACCCGCTTAAAGTCGCTCTGCTCGATCATACTTTGGTTTTCTCGCGCAAGGTCGAAGAAGTGCGAAACCCAGATTATGATGACCCTGACGACAATCGAGAGGATATCCCGGAAACTATCCAGCGCAAAACCGCGAGCGTCAAAGTGATAAAGGGGCATCGCAGGGCCGATCTGATTACACAGATCGTGCCTGTAGCCTATGACAAGAACGCCAAATGCCCGAAATGGGACGCCTTCCTCAAACGCATGCTTCCGAGCGACGATGTGCGTCGCATGGTGCAGGTGGCCTCTGGTTTGGGGCTAGTCGGCGTGACAGTTCAGAAACTGTTCTTCCACTATGGGTTCGGTGCAAACGGTAAATCCGTCTATATGGAAACGCTCTGTCGCCTTCTGGCAGACGTTTCTGTCACGCTGCCTTCTGAATCCTTCATTGGTGAAGGCAATTCCGGTGGCGCCGCCTCGCCCGACATGGCACGGCTCTATGGTCGGCGCTTCCTTCGCGTCAAGGAACTGCCCGAAGGCGAGGATTTGCGTGAAAATCTGGTCAAGGATTTGACGGGTGGTGAAGACTTTACCGTCCGCGACCTGTTTCAGGGCTACTTCGATTTCAAACCCATATTCACCGGGCACATGTCCGGTAACGGCTATCCACGCATCACTGGTACAGACAATGGCATCTGGCGCCGCATGGTCGTGGTGCACTGGCCTGTGACGCTGAAAAAGGAAGAGCAGCGCGAATTCGAGGAGGTCGTTTCGGAGTTTCAGCCGGAATATCCCGGCATATTGAACTGGCTCATAGAGGGCGTCCTGATCTTCCTGCGTGAGGGGCTTGTTATTCCGGCTTCCGTCGAAGCGAAAACACAGGAATACCGCGACGAAATGGACCCCACGTCCGCTTTCTGCGCCCGATGTATCGAAACTGACGAACATGGCGAGGTGACCGCCAAGGACTTCTATCAGGCCTATGTTGACTTCACCGTCGATCAGGGCGGCAAGCCCATATCGCTGACCAGATTCGGGCTGATCATGAAAAAGAAGTACCGTCGCGAGGACGGGCGCGCGGTGAAATATCATGGCCTGCGCCTGATTGAGGTCCCGAAGCCCGCTCACACGTCCGGCTCTGACGACTATGAGGCGCACATGCGATGATGCTCGCCATTCTTCCCCGCAACCCCGCCTTCGGCACCGCTTTCGCTCCTGAAAACCGGCAACCCTTTGATATGATTAAACTTATGCTGTGCAGTAGTTTGCACCAGTTTGCACCACTCTGCACCAGTTTAAACAACGGGATAAATGAAATGATTTCAATAGCTTGCACCAGTTTGCACCAGTTTTTCCTATGTATACATAAGGGAAAAAGGGGGTTGGGGGAAATAGCTTATTATATGCACAAGCCAAAACTGGTGCAGAGTGGTGCAGCAGACTGATTTTATTATTCTATTACCACTTTTCCAAGTGGTGCAAACTGGTGCAAACTATCGCAAGTGGTGCAAACATGAAAACCGTTACGATTGATGAACTTCTCATCTGGGCTTTCGTCCACGAACTGCCAAAGGGTGGCGGCGCTGATGGTCTGGATAGCATTCACTCCGCCTGGCGGCAACTGGAAGCCTCGTCTTGGGGAAAAGTTTTAGGCTTTGCCGAACTCATGACGCTTGTCGATCGCGACCGTGCCGATCCGGGTGTCTGGGTTGAACAGGGTGCTCCGCATGAAGATGCGCTTGAAGTTGGCAAGGCCGTATCCGATCTGGCCCGATATGACATCGCCATCCCGGACGGCTGGAACCCTGTTGCCGAGTGGCCGTCCTTTGATGGATTGACGGACGCATCAGTCTCGCGGGCTGTCGAGCGCTTTCAAACCCGTCCTGCCCGTTCGCGTCGCGCCGGAATTGTTTCGCTCGTGATTTCCACAGCAGTGCTTGGCCGCGCACCCGACCATTCCGCACCGGTCCCGAAAGCGAGAATGATTGAACGCTCTGGAAAGCCTGCTTGGTTCATGCGCAAACAAGCAACTGACGCTTTCGGTCGCGAATACTCCCTTGAAGTTGACGGCTATAACCGCCGGTCACAGCGCCCTCACCGTGGCGCTTATAGGAAATTCGAGTTAACGCCGGACCCGACCGCGGATATTCTCGGGCGTATCGAGTATCAGATTTGGGTGGCATCTCTGGCATTGCTGGAATCAGCCCTCGCCAATCGTCTTGTCGGTCACCGGCTGACATTTTCCTACCGTTCCGCAACGCCATGGCTTGATGGTCGGGACATGCTCGGCATCCAGCTTTCCCGGGTATTGGAGGGTGCGACAGGGGCATGTCTTGAAAATACCTGTTGACGTGCGGCGGAAAGTTGACTTACACCTTGGACACTGAAAAAGATCAGAAAAGCCCCGGCGCACATGCGACCGGGGTTTTGCTTTATCTGGGGTCGGATATGAACCTTGATGTCTCGACAGGGCTCAACGGATCAACGTCCGCGTTTTTGAACTTCGACACGCGCGAATTTGAAAAGCTTCTTACTTCAGTCGAGCGTGATGTCATGCCAAAAGCAATCGTCGCTGCGCTCAATCGGACTGCTGCGGTCGGTAGGCAGGAAGTCCAGAAGGAAATGGAACTTCATCTCGACCGCGTGACGCCATATGCTAAGCGCGGTGTTGTCTACGAGCAGGCCAACCAGACAAGGCTGTCTGCGACGGTCATGATCGCGGGGCGGTCTTGGGGGCTGAAGAACGCTACCGCCCCTGCCAATTTTCTGACGCCGCAATTCTTCGGCGGACAACGCAATCTGAAATCGTTTGAGCGGCAGTTGCAATCCTACGGCTATCTCAAGGCCGGGGAATACGCTGTGCCTGGCCGCGATACGCCCCTCGACCAATACGGCAACGTCCGCGTGGCCCTGATCGTCCGTATCCTTGCCGACTTGCAGGTTGGACCTCGAACCGAGGGGTACAACCGCAAGAGAACCGAGGCTTCGACCAAGCGGAACCGGAACTATCGGTTCGCCCGTTTCTTCGTGCCCGAACGCAATTCGCACCTCCACCCCGGTGTCTGGCAGCGCGACCCCCGAGATAACGGGATCAAACCAGTCTTCCTGTTCGTTCGCATGCGGCCTTATGCCAAGCGTATCGACTTCCATCGCATCGTGCGGGAGGTCGCCGAGCGCAAGTTCGGAGAGTTTGCGGCGGAAGAGATCGGGAAGCGGATGAAACGCTAACCGCGTCTGCGACGGCGAGGCCCGAAAAACATTTCGGGTCCTTCCTCGCCGGGTCTGCCTGCGGGTATTTCGCACGGCGACTCTTCGGCAGTCTGAGCCTGAAATCGAAGCCTAAAGTAGAAGGCTAAACAACTAAACTCGCTGGCTAAAATTGGAAACCTGAGCGCCGGACTATGCGCCACCGCCGCGCAATCCCGAGGTTCACAGATGACCGCAACGCAGTCGTTGCCGACCATGACGAAAGGCGAGTTCGCCCGGCTCATCAACGTCACACCGGGCCGCGTGTCTCAGTACATCGCGTCCGGCCAGATCGGGCCCGATGCCCTCGACGGCATAGGGCGCAATGCGCGTATCATCGTCGACAAGGCGCGCCGCCAACTGACTGGCCGTCTGGACGTTGCGCAGCGCGTTGGACTGAACGGTCTTGGCAATCGAGTTTCAGTTCCCGAAGTTGCGCAACCGGAGCCGGAGGCGTCCAATTATCGGCCTCCATCCCAGAGCGACGCTATCGCGGACCAGATCGCGAAGGAAAAGCTCGAACAGGCCAAAATGCAGACCGCGCGCGCAAAGCGCGAGGAAGCACTTGCAGAAGGCCGTTATATCCGCGCCGACGAAGCCAAGGCCGAAATCACTCGTGCGGTCGCCATGGCCTACCGCGTGATGGAAGGCGGTCTTGCAGATATGGCGACGTATCTTGCCGGGCAGTTCGAGGTACCGCAACGCGATATCCTGCATCACCTGCAGAAAGCTTTCCGGGATGTCCGGGTTCGTGCCGCGCAAGGATTTCAGGAAGCGGCGGAAAATGAGGCCGCGCACATCATTGATGACACGGATGATGAAGACGAATGACCATTCTCTCCAATCCGCGTCGTCTGGCCTTCGAGGTTCTACAGCAACAGACGTTGCCGCCGCCGCCCGTTGACTATCTGAAATGGGCAAAAGGCAACATCGTCTTTTCTGACCGCATCACGCAGTTTCCGGGGCCTTACAACGAGGCCCTTTTTCCTTTCTTCTCGGAAATCCTGCGGGCACTATCGCCGGAAGATCCTTGCCGCATCGTGACCATTGCCAAATCCGCACAGGTCGGCGGCAC